AAACCTAAACTAGCACAAATGAATGATGAGCAAAGAAATTTGTTTTTGACTACGATAGCTGGTTCTGAAGGCATGAAAGTTTTTACATCTCTTTTAGGTTCTTCTAAAGAGGGTATAGAAAAAGCTGAAAATGCTATTAGAAATGCAACAGGTGCAACTGATAAAATGGCTAGTGAAATGGGCAGTGACACAAAAAATAAAATAGCAGAATTCAATAGTGCTGTTGAAGATTTAAAATTATCAATTGGAGAAGGATTGGCTCCAACAGCAGTTGACTTTATAAATCAATTTACAACTAAAATGAAAGAACTAAATTCTAAAGGAACTTTTGATACTCAGAATGTTGAAACTTATTTTAATAGAATATTCTCTCTTACAGCTGAGGCTATTAAAGGTTTTGCGGCATTAAAAGTAGCAGCAATGGCAGAAAATATTTTCCCAGGTTCTGGAAAATATGTAATAGGTAGTTATGCAGCATATAAAGCTGGTAAATTTGTTGGAAATTGGATAGGAGATAAAGTAGGAAGAACAAAAAATAAATGGGAGTTAAGAAAAGAATATCAATCAAAAGGATATACTTGGGATGAAGCTAATGCACAAGCTGAAAAAGATTTAGAAACTATAGATTTAAGAAACAGTAAAACAGATAGCGATGATAAAATCATGTACATAAAAGCAAATATGTTAAAAGAAAAAATAAAAGAAAATAAAGGCTCAGGAAAAGGACTAGAGCAATTAATGAAAGAAACTGATGAAGACTTTAAAGAAAGAAGAAGACTTGCTAAATTATCACCTCAAGATTTAGCTAAAGAACAAGTTGTACAACAAAATAAAACTGTCGAGTCTTTAAATAAACCTATACCAATTGGAAAACCTCTACCTAAAAAGCCAAAATCTGAATATGAAAAATCATTTGAAAATCTAGGATTTAAAGCTCCTATAGCATCTACTACTAATTTTTCTCCTCAAGTAAATGTTAATATGGGTGGAGTTGTAATAAAAAATGAAGCTGATTTAGAAAAAACTGCAGAAATGTCTAAACAAAAAATAATGGCAGAGTTAAAAAATTATGTACAAATAACAAATTAAAGGAGGGATAGTATGAAACCAACATTTATTTTATTAAAAAATTCTACAAGTACTCCTTTTTTCTTTGTTGTTCCACCTTTAGATTTAAAGATTGAAAGTGAGCAAGACACACAGATTTTTAAAATAATTGATGTAGGAGAAAAGACATTAATAGGAAATAGAAAAGCTGAAAGAATTAGTTTTTCTACATTTTTTCCTAATCTTAAATCTCCTTTTTTTAATTATTTACTGTCTGCAACACCGTCTGGCTGTGTTGAAACATTAACTAAATTAAAAAACGATAAAGAACCTTTAACTTTAATTGTTCCCGAGTTCAACATATTTTTTAAATGCTATATACAAAGTTTAAATTTTTCTATAGTTGAAAGAACTGGAGATATTGATGTAGAAATAAGTTTAATAGAAGTTACTAAAAATAAAACCTTGCTAGATGTAGCAAGAGGCTTATTGCAAAGGTGATTTTATGGAAAGAGTTAAAATTTATGTTAATGGAAAAGAATATAAAAATATTTTTATTCAAGTAATTTGGAGTGGTGCTATACACGGAACAGCTAGAAAGTTAGAAGTTGAGTATTTAGGAGATATTATAACTAATATTGGAGATGAAGTTGAATTTTCTTATGATGATGAAAAACTATTTGTTGGAAAGGTATTTTTTCACTCAAGAAAAGGAGATACTGATGTTAAGACATTCTATGCTTATGATAATTCTATTTATCTTAATAAAAATAACTTTGTTAAAAACTTCTTTAGAAAAAAACCAAGTGAAATATTAAAAGAAATATGCGGAGAACTTAATTTAAAAGTAGGTAAAATACCACAAGATGAAGTTACTTGTACTTATCCTGCTATTGACAGAAGCGGATATGAAATTATATTGAATGCTTACACTATTCAACATAGAAAAAATAAAAAGATTTATTCTATCGTTAGTAATGATAAAGCAATAGATATAGTTGAGCAAGGAACACATGCTGATGTTCTTTTAACAAGTGCTGATAACATTTCTACATCATCTTATGAAGAAAGCATAGAAAATATGATAAATCAAATCGTTATCTATAAAGTAGAAAATGAGAAGCAACAAATACTTAATAAAGTAGAGAATGCAGAAGATAAAAAGAAATTTGGTTTATTCCAACAAGTTATGCAATTTGAAAAAGATGTAGATAATATAGCAAATGCTAAAGACATGCTAAAAAGTGTAGAAAAAAGTGCAAAATTACAATGTCTAGGAAATGTATTAATTCAAGCTGGATACAATATAGGAATACAAGAGCCACATAGTGGACTTGTTGGAGATTTCTTAGTTAAATCAGATACTCATGTATTTGAAGGAGAAACTTATTTTTGTAATATTGAGTTAGCTTTTGAAAATGTTATGGATAAAGCAGAATTTGAAAACAAAGAAAAAGTTAAAAAAAGTGACAAAAATAAAAAAGGTAAGAAAACTAAAAAAGGAAAAGCTAAAAAAGTAAGTAAATTGGATCAACTGTTTCCAGAAGGGTGGGATAAGAGATGAGTGATTTAGGATTAATGATAGGTGAAATGATAAGTCAAGCTACAAAAGGAACATCTATCATAAAAGCCAGTGTGCTTACTCCTCCTCCAAATTTAACAATTGAATTTGATGGGCAAACTATCCCTTCAGAGCAAATTTACTGTAGTAATTACTTATTACCTCACTATCATAGAGATTACACTATTGATGGAATTATAGACAAAATAGAAATAGATGTAGCTAAATATGATTACGATAATACTACTCAGGATGCAATGGGACATAAGATACCAAAGTTAGAAGGAAGTGGAAACTATCAGGGAAATGGAACATATAAATCTCACAAGGATATTTGGTTCGAGGATACACTTCAAAAAGGGGATGAAGTGCTTGTGCTTGTTTTGGGAGTACATTATGTAGTTGTGACAAAGATAGTTAAAATGCCAAGTGGAGCAATAAAGGGGGTGTAATGTGGAAAAAGATTTTAATATTTTTCTTGAAAAATCAGAAACAGAAATTGAAGAAATGCCAATTTTTAAAGAATATGCTATAGACTTTAAAACTGGAGAATATATCAAAAAAGGGAATGATATAAAAGTTTTAGAAGAAAATGAAGCTTTAAAAGTATGGATATTCAAAGCGTTAAAGACTGAAAGATTTAGATATACTGATGTGCATAGTGATGAATATGGAAGTGAGTTACAAAATAATATAGGAACTATCTATCATAAAACAGTTAAAGATGCTTTAATGATTAATCAAATAAGAGATACATTACTAGTAAATCCTTACATCACAGAGTGCTATAATTTTGTCATTTCTAACGAAGATGAATATGTTCCACAAATAACCTTTAATGTTAAAACTGTGTATGGAGAGCTAGAAATGGAGGTGTAAATGAAAGATAAAATTGAATTAAGAAATAATTTCTTAGATAACTTAAAAAACCCACTCTCAAAGACAGAAGGTACTTATAACTTTGATATTGCAGCAACTTTTGGAATTACTGCAGAAGAAGTTTACAAAGAATTAGAGTTCTGGGAAAAACAAACTTTTATAGATACAGCAACAGAAGATGAATACATTGATAAACATGCTCTAATGTTTGGAGTAAAAAGAAGGGTAGGAACTAAGGCTAAAGGAACTCTAAAAGTAACAGGAAAAGCAAACTCTCTCATAGAAGAAAATACAATATTTCTTAATAGAGATGGTATAAAGTATAAATCTTTAAGAAGAGAATATTTAAGTACATCAGGAGTTGCAGAAATAGAAATAGAATGCCTTTCAGAAGGAAAAATAGGTAATGCTGCAATAGGAGAAATTACAACATTTGAAATTCAAAATAGTAACATTTATTCTGTTACGAATGAAAAAGAAATTATCAATGGATATGATAAAGAACCTAATTCTGTACTTGTAGCTAGAGCTAAAGAAAAAGCTACAAGACCTGCTCACAGTGGAAATATATATGATTATGAGCAATGGGCTAAGCAAGTTGATGGAGTTGGGAAAGTATTAGTAAAACCTCTTTGGAATGGAAATGGAACTGTTAAAGTTCTGATTGCTAACTATAATAATGATGTTGCAGATTCATCTCTAATTCAAAAAGTTAGAGAAAGAATACAAAGCGATGACGGTAGACCTGTCGGAGCTGATGTAACTATAGAAAGCTTTAGAGCTAAGACTATAAACATAGAAGTTAATACTATATTAAAATCTGGATATGCTCTATCAGATGTAAAAGAAAAGATTGAATCTCTTTTAAAAGCTGTTATAAAAACTGGGAATGCTACATTTGAGAAAGTTAATAAAACAATACTATCTATAAATCGTTTAGAGAAAGCTATTTTAGAAATAGATGGGGTAAATGATAACTTTGTAAAAGTAAATAATTCTAATTCTAATATAGAAATTGCAGATGATGAGATATTAGTAGTTGGGACAGTGATTATAAATGAGCAATAGATTAATTAAAAAAGTCTCTAAAGTAGCTAGAAACACCTTACAAGAAGATTTAATAAGAACTCTAGATTTAATCTGTGAATATGCTAAAAATGATATACAAAAATACAAGGAGCTATTATTTATAGCTTTTTTTAATGAGCAACAGGTGGCTAATTATGAAAGGTTTATGGAATTAGACTATAAAAATGGTTGGAGTTTACAGGATAGAAAAGATAGAATTATCTATACTTTACTATCAAAAAATATCTTTACTCCACAAGTTTTAAAAGAACAAGCAAAGATATTCACAAATGGAGAAATCGAAGTAATTGAGGATTACGGAAATTATTCATTTACGATAAAATTTACATCTGTAGTTGGAATACCTCAAAACTTAGATAATTTTAAGAATTTCATTTATATTAATAAACCTGCTCATCTGAATTTTAGTATTGAATTTAGATACAACACACACAATCAAGTGGCTTATTTAGTTCATAATATTTTGAAAAGCAAAACTCACAAACAGATTTATGATACTAGACTTTATAATGATGCTGATGTTATTGGAAAGTATCACAAACATATTGAGTTAAGTTCTATGAAACATGTATCTTTAAAGACTATAAAAAACAGAAGTATTTATGATGAAAGGAGATAAGAATGGCAGAATATACTAAATATCTAAGATTAATAAAACCAGGGGGAAATGATTATTATAACATAGATGATTTTAATCAAAACTCAGAGTTGATTGATAAGGAAACAGAGAAATTAAATAATGCTGTTACAGAAATTAAAAACGGAGCAACAAGAGAGAAAGCAGGGATAGTACAATATGGAACTACTGAAGGAAAAGCTCTTGAAGGCATGATGTTAGCTAGAATGTTTGGATGTGTGGGCTATGGTGGAGATATACAAGATCCAGGAGCCAAAAATGTAAATTATGTTTATTTTGATAGAAACACAAGAAAAATGTACAAGTGTTTAAATCAAAATTCTGATGTGTCGGCTAATGTTGCTAATTTTATCCCATTAGATAATAACAGTCTTTTAGATAGATTGGAAAATCTATCAAATTTTAGAAGTGAAACTATAACAATTAATAGTACCAATGGCATTCTAAACCAATCATTTAAATTAATAGCAGTAGGTAAAATTAGAATAATCTGTTTTATGAATATTTTCGTTAAAAATGATTATGAAACAGATTATATTTTGCCTGATTGGTTTTTAAAAAATACTGAAGATGTTAAAGCTTCTTGTGCAAATGGTACAGGGGGCGCTACTGGTGAAGTTGCAG